CCTACATTGGGTTTTCCTTCCCTTATCTTTCGATGCCGGTTATTTTGCTTCGTTGTCTCGAAGGTTCCGCGCATTGCCTCGCATGCGTATGAGGGTTTGATAATCCGGTTGTACTCCGGAGGTTTGTTTCTGTCCTGTTTGCTCAGGAGGTATGTAGCTCAGGAATCAGGCTCGAAACAGATCTGCAACATCTGTGAGTTCTGAGTAACCGCACTGGGCGAAGTTGCCCAATCCAGCTGCAGCAGAGCAGAGGTCGACCTTGTAACATCTGAAGATGCACGAAATGTATACGTCTCACTCACGATATTGGTGAACTCATTTCCATAGTTTGCCAGCTGCGTCAGGCGAACCAAACCGGAAGGAACTATACTAGATAGAGCCGTACCAGCTGCGGAGAAATTGATCCGCAGAACGCCCGGTCTATATATTCGTATTTGGTTCTTTGCATTGGTCGGGTTCGCATCATCAGTGATCAATATCACAGTGTCGTCTGCAACGTCGGCGTTCGAATATACTATCTTACCTGTATTCATACTAGCCCCGGTTACCAGTCCTTGAATTAATCCAGTGGTGGAGGTATTCTGCCCCAATGGAAGACCAAGAGATACTGGCCAGTTGTAGTAGACAGCGTCAACTCTGTCGCTGGCGGTGTTAAAGACGGGCTTGGTCAACTCAATATCATAGGATATGTAAAGACGGCCCATAATCGCGCCAGCCGAGGCCGTAAGACCCTCTGTAACGACTTGCAACATCGCGAAATCATTTATGGGATTGATCTGCGAACCGTTTGGAGCGGTGTAATACTGCTTATAACTCATGGAGTTCGGATCGCATTCCAAGGCATGAAGTATATTCATTGATGGCTTAGATGTTACACTAAAGGAAGACGTTTCGCATTGCACAGCATTGGTAAAAGGTGCGTCCTGCACGTTGTAGTTGGTGCAGAGAGTCACCGTACCCATCGCAAACTGACTCGCAAAGTCAGCACAATTTGTCACATATTCGGCTACCATCCCCTTGATCTTATATTGCTGGTAGGAATTAGCCAGACTCGCTAGCCATGGGAAAGTAATCGCATTACCAGGATTAATACGGAAAAGACGATTAACAAACGCCGAAGGTGTGGCGGGAACCACAATATTTGCGACAAATTCGCGATGACGGACACGAACTGTCTCCGTCATACCGAATGAGGGTACGACTTCGACAGGACCGCTATAGCGTGTGAGGCTGTTGGATGCCACCGGTCGTTTAACGGAGGGCTGAGATTTTCCAATCTTGTAATCTCCATAACCGGTGATTGAAGAAATCCCGGCACCAATGGCTGCGCCGGGTAGTCCAGCCAGAGCACCTCCCATTGCTGAGAAGGTGCCTCTTGGAATGGCCTTCATCATTTTGTCCAATTTATCCATTACAACCTTGTAGTCGCCGTTGCCTTTGATTCGGCTGATCTGAGCTTTAGGGGCGCTTGTTTGGCCCTTAGTTTTCTTTGCTTTCGTCATGCTCACCATGGCAGATGAGCAGCGCTCTTGCTCTAATGAAATCGACTATCTTATTTCTAAGATAGTCGTCGTCCATATCGGCGAACTCACGGATCCAATTAGCATCAGAACCGGGGTCATGGACGCTGTTGTGGGCAGCTTCCCATAAAGTTCTCTTCCACGAGAACAACCAACATTTCCATTCGCCATCTACGTTCGTAAAAACGTGAGAGCAGAACTCGTATTTAGTATCAGAGCTAATCGCCACGTCTCTTAGTGGTAATCCGATACTAGCGTAGTTATCCTTGAGTTGCGCAGCCGTGGTGGAAACCAACCATTCGTTGCAATCATCACCACAACAAAAAGGCAAAGTGCCACAGAAGTAGGCCAACGTGGCGCGCGCAAGTCCATTGGAAGTGGTAGTCAAAAAGTTCCCAGATCGCTGGACTTTGTCATCTCCGAAATCAATCAGAGAGCCATCGTCAAGGTAGCATATATTCGAGAGCAAAGTGTGGGACCACCACCTGGCCGCTCTATCTGCGAACTTGTTGAAATACCTGCAAGTTCGCCGCATGACGTGCACAGTGGGGTAAGTCAAAACCTTAGTGAAGTTCTTTTCCCACCCAGAGACGTCCGAGATTACTGGTGGTCCATACCGGTCAGTGTTCGCCGCAAAAAGGGGGCCGAGCTTCGCAGCGTGGTCACGGTCAAACCCTATCCCTTTCTTCGTACAAAGATTTGGATACTTGTCGCCCTCCTCGCTCGTAAATCTCTGGAAAAAGACCCTGCATACGAGCTGGTCGACTATCGAGGCACTTGCTATTACTCTCGGCAAGGCCTTTCTTTTTGGGTTTGCTTGATTTTTCGGGAACATTCTGTCCGGGTCGCGGAATCCGTGATCAATGATTTCACAAGGGCTGTAGCTTTCGATGTGCTCTTCAGTGAGGATTTCTCTGCACCGTCGCCTGACTTCTTCTCGGACTTCTGTTGAGAATTCGTCGAGGAGTTTCGCGTTCGTTCCACAGAGCAGTCGGTACGGGAAGCCTGTGCCGGACTGTCTGTTGACTCCGGAGAGAGCAATCTCATAATTTCTTTCAAAATCTTCGTCGAAGGAGTACATGTCAGCGAAGGGGAACTCCCAATCGACTCCAGCTTGGATATAATCGCGCGCAACTTTTTCTGCCGCGTCTTCGAATTCTTTCCTTCTTTCTTCTGGAATTCTGACTCCTCGATGTGAGTGGTACTCGCTGAGGGAGTCAGCGAGGGCATCGATGTCTCGTTTGGGATTGTGGAACTCGTCGATAACTCCCGGGAACATTCTTTCGAACAACCCGAGGACGGCTGCGTTTGGTTCTCTACTTCCTCCTTTACAGAGGGTAGTGGGCGCGTTACCGACGACAGGGACATACTCTCTTGCGTTACGAGGTTTGGTCCAGACGATGTTAGCTTGACGCCAACAGAATCTGTACTCGTCAACCCGCGACAGACGCTCTTGCTCTGTCTCCGCAGAGCCAACCTTTCCGCTTCCAACACACGAAGTGCAGTAGCAGGAAAGATTGGGACAGTCTTCGAGAGTGCCCGTGGTTCCCCCTCCGCGGGCTCTTTGGGAGGGGCCTGAAAATCCGGGTCGACCGAAGCGCTTTTCTCGCGAAAAACGGCAGCTTCGCCATGGGCAATATACATAGCACGCTTGGTCCTTTTGAACCTTGCGTCTAAACTCTTTGTGCCCTCACCATTGTAGCGAGCTTTGCGGGTTCCCGAACCATGTGCCGCCTCCTTTACAGTCGAAGCCCCGGCTTCCATACGCTCTTCTTCAAGTACGTCGGAAAGGTATGCCAAAACCTCGTCGACTAAGACGAAGTTATTGACCTGG